GGTCCATGCAGTGACCTCGGCCAGGTTATAGTCGTAACCGCGCTCCACAGTGGGGTTCTGGGGGTCGCGGTAGGGGTGGATGCCGAACGGAAGCTGGAACCCCTTGGGAAGCACCCAAAGGTGGTACAGGTCCATCACATCCACCAGGTTCTTTTTGCAGGGGAAAACTTCAATTGCAGTGGCTCGGTGGCCAAACAGTTCGTTCTTGATTTCCTGCTTGACTGCCCAGGGGATGTCGCCGCAGCCGATGCCCATGCGACCGATCGTGACATGCTCAATCACGCCCCACTCGGTGCGGATCAGGCGGCTGCTGACGTGGTATCCATCGTCCGACTCCCAGTACCGATCCATCTCTTTTGCCCAGGTGCCTTGGTACAGACCGAACTGTTCATGCACTGCTTTCATGGGGAGGGATTTGTGCCAAGTCCTCATATTTGCACCTCCTTTCTCTGTGGCCCGGGGGCCAAATAAATATCCCCCTCGCGGGGTGTCCGTGATGTTCGCTCTACTTCCACGAATTGTCAAGTGGTATTTGAGCTATTTCGGACCCCGTGAGGGGGATATTTTATAATTGTGGCGAAGGGTCATCCGGGACCAGTTCCATGATGTCCTTCACCTGACAGTTCAGCGCCGTGCATACTCGACTCAGGATTTCGGTGGTCACATGACCACCTTTCCCCATTTTGGTAACAGACGCGGGACTGATACCAGCCAGGGCGCACAGGTCTTTCTTTTTCATGTCAAGGTCAATCAGCAGCTTCCATAGCTTTTTGTAACTTACCTTCATAGTTTGGCCTCCTTGTCGCCCTTTTGGTAGCTGACATTATTGCTCTACCTGGGGCGAAAGTCAAGCGGTATAGCCATGTTTATTTTTTGCTCCGGGAGCGGCGCTTGGGCTTTGGGGGTGGGATGCCCTTTGCGCGGCGTTCAGCCTGCCAACGCTCAAACGCCGCCTGGTTCTCAGGCACTTCATAGAAGGCAGTGATTTCGGGCAGCAAGGCCCTGGCGAGAGCTTCCATGGCGTATTTGTCCGGGCGGACATTCTCTAGATTATAGGACTCGGTACTGGTGGTTTCGCCCCTTTCGTCGAAGTGGACGATTATCATGGGAACGCCCTGCGCGATCAGATCCTCCTCCCGGGGGATGGGATTTTGCCGTTCAGAGCCGGAATCGTATCTGGACAAAATCAATCATCCTCCTGGTCATCATTACAACCGTCGTACTCGGAGTCCATCATTTCATACTCATCAGCGGTCTTGCCTTTCTTATTAAAGAGCTTACCCCAACGCAGACGATTCTTCATTTTCCAGTTGTAGGCCAGGAGCATAGCCTCGGCGTAGCCCAGGGATCCGGCACGGCGATCTTTTGCTTGTCTGCCGATTTCCTTGGCAGAGTACCGACCAACCTTTTCTTTGAACAGGTCGTCCCGCATCTCATCGCCGAACGCTATAATAAGGCGGCACACACCGCGCAACATGTTGGAGGAGAGTGAGTTAGCCTCACCCTCCCAAGTGCCAACGCAGAGGCGAACCGTCCGGGTCAAAACATCAAAGCCGTGCTTCAGGTAGATTTCTTCCAGGGTGGAAATTGCGCAGATCGTCCTGGACCCCTTCGTGGGGCCAATGACCAGGTCAAAGGATTCCACAAGGGATTTAATCATCAGCTGCATGTCGTTGCCCGCTTCGATGTTTGCTTTGAATATTTCATAGGGCAGCAGGGGCTTGACATTCTTCTGCTGATTAGCAAAGGTGTCGGCTTCGACCTGGTAGTCCATGTCCTCAAAGACCATGCACCACACAGGAGTTTCCCGGGAGCCGGAAACGGCGGCTATGATTTCGATAGTATGCTGACCGTTAAAAACATAATTGATTCCGTCACGGCGGCTGACCTTGACCGGGTTAATCTGGTGAATGTCGAAATTCTCCACAGTGCGCCTGATATGCTTCTGAGAAAGGTTTCGCTGATAGTCCTGATTCGACAGCAGGTTCTTGATGGGGATTTTTTCAAATCGCACATCAGGAACAAACTTGCTCAGATCATCCATAGTTTTCCTCCTTAAGTGCCGACAGCATGCCGTCGACCGTAAATAACAGGTGGTCCAGCTCATAAACGAGCCTCCACCGCGCTCTTTCACTGATTTTCTTGAAGTCGGTGTTCTTTTGGACGCGCTTTACGGAATCGGTCCAGGAAGGTACAGTGAGAGCCAAGCTGGCGACCTCTGCATCAGGGTCGTACTGGGGGATCTCCTTAATGGAACCAGCAGGAGGTGCCACTTGGGCAGCACGGGGCTTATCGTCGTAGTGCAGCGCTTTGAATTTCAAATATGTAGGTTCAGGTTCAACACCATTAAAAAAGTATTTACTCAGGCGGCTCAGCTCAGCGCGTTTCATGGCACCGATCTCCACCAGGTTTTCATGGGAAATGCGGAAATTGCCCTGGAGGATCATTTTAATGAAAGCTGGCTCGGCACCGTTGAGTTGATCGATCAGGCTGGCGTAGATGCTGTATTTCCGAACGGTGCCGAAGGAAATGTGGTACTCAGCACCGAGTCGTTCACATGTACGAGTGGCAGTGCTTTCATACTGGGCCGGAGCTAGATTAAGCTCCTCCGGGGCCTCACTATTTCGCGCTGCTTCTCGGTGAGCTGCTGCTTCTATGGCTCCCAGGACTTTTTCGGCAAGGCAGCGCTTGCCTATGAGGTATTTCCGCATTTCCTCGGTGAGATCAGTCCTGGGCAGTTGGTCCTTGGCAATCCAGGCGATTGCTTCCTCGCGGTTCTTTACAGGAACGGCTTCCAGCTCCAGCTTAATGCGCCGACTGCGGCAGAACAGGTATGCTTCGTAGTCGACAAGGATTACATCCCCCCAGACACGAATGGGGATGGATTTCGATTGAGCCTGCATTTTCTTTTCCTGGGCCAGACGGCTATCCTCAGCCAACGGGGCCACCATCAGATTGAAGTCAGGGTTAATGCGTAGTCGTGGGGTGTTATGTGATGGCATGTCATCTCACCTTACCTATCCCAGTAAAAACTGCGTCATTCATGGGGAAACGGACAAGAAGCTCCCCGGGGATCAGCGTACCTTCAATGCGGTACTTACCCGCGGGTTGCCAGTCAGTGCAGACCTGCCGTAGCTTACGGGTTAAGGCGGCACTGTATAGCTCGTAGCAGTTCTTGCCGAGGACGGACTGGGTCTTTACGCGATGCGCTCCCGGGTCGTTAAGTTTCGCGGGCATGATGCCAATGTACTTATTCTCCGGGTTTACGATCAGGAGAATGTACTCCGGCTGCTGCAAAGCGCTCAGAGTGGTACGGTGAATGCGGATGCGGTTCTTTGCCATGTCGATCAAGACCATGGGCTTTGTGGGGTTGTCGTTCATAGTGGAGTCCCTCCAAATTTTGATGATATACCTTATTGCCCAGGCGCACTAACTTCCTTTGCGGGATCCTGGACACTGAATACGGTGTAGCCATCAAAGATGTTCACTTGGAGCTGCTTCCTATGCTCTTCCACGGGTAAGCCGAATTGGTTCTGCCATTCAGCCGGGAAAACGGGGGTGCGGGAGGTCTTTGGCTTTTCGCCCTCTTTGATGACACGCTGGTAGGTCTCTGTCGCCTTCAGGTCGAAGAGAATCAAATACTCTCCACCCCGGCGAATGATCTTACCGAGGAGCTTATATCGGTAGTTCGGGTTCCAGCCCATCATGGAGACAATTTTCGCGAAGAACAGTCGCCCGGTAATTTGGCGGGGCTTCCGCTTGCCATTCTTTGTAGTACACCAGGCAAAGGCGTCCTTGTCGTCCTCATGGCAGGGCCGGACAGCAAGGCTCAAGGTGTTGGGGTTGACCAGGAACTGCACAAATTCCACGGTGGGCATCTTTTTCAGGCAGGCAGTATTGAACTGGACCTTGCAGTTATTAAAGGAGACGGAAGGTTCGTAGATGTGAGAAAAGAACTCACCTCGAACGACCTGGTAGCCCTGGTAGCTGAAGTTCTCGTCCTCCAGTACCTCGGTGTCCGGGGCGGGCTGAAACTGCGGTACAGCAGGGTATCGGTAAAAAGGATCCTGATTGAACATGGGTTAACCCTCCTTGATGTCTTGACGAATATCTTCCATGAGCTGGCTGATGCTGCTCTTCAGAATGGATGGAGCCGTAACCTTCAGCTCGGATACCGAGTACGGCTCTGCCTGTTCGGAGAGCTGCCAGGTGCCGTCTGCTACGAAAGCAGCCAACTCGCGGGCCTGTGCATAATAATTGGAGCCAAAATTGTGCGCCCAGGTTGAGGGATAGGCAATGATGGAATTGCGACCGCTGGGTAGCAGATCATCCTCCATTTCGCCGTCCTCGGGGTCGACGCTATCTTCGGGCATGAACACCTCAGTCTCGTCCATATCAAACATGAGGACGGACTCTTTCCCTTGCTGGCGACGGATGCCACACACACGATATTTGAACTGGGGATCCCAGTCGAAGAGTTCATAGAAGGTATTAAGGAATGCGGTGCCGGAGAGCGCCTTGGGCTGGGTGGTACCATTGTTGTCCAGGCGAGTCCACTGCACGGCATTTCTCACGTCTTTGCTGCTGGCCCGGATCGCCAGTAGATGGTGCAGGGGGTGGACAAGCAGCTCCACATACTGGCAGTTGTCGCATTTTTTGAGACAAGCCTTGGCGAAGGTAACCTTTTCTGTAGAAAAACGGATCATCAGCCTGTTTTTAATGTCGAAGAACTGGCTGCGGGCAATCTCGAAGCCCCGGAGATCCAGCTCACCCATTTCTGGACCGCCCTCACCAGTTTGCCCCAGATCAGGTTCGTCGTCGTAGGCGCTCAAACAAGCCTCCAGATAGTTTTCTGCCGTAAAGCCGCTCCAACGGGGGTTGACTGAAACGAAGCCCTTCAGCGCACCTTCCTTGATGACCTGAAGCTCCGGGAGGATGCCCTTATTGCCGTACTTCGCATTATTAATAAGGTGCTGGACGGCAATGTAGTCATCCCGGGAGATGATTGCTTCGTGGCGATCCTTCCAACGATGCTGGGTGCGGTCGCCCTGGTTCTTCCGAGACTTGTGATCCAGGTAGCTGGGAGTGTAGGTCTTTCGGGTCAGCACATCGCCGCAATAGCGTTCGTTCCGAAGAATCTGGAGGATGGAGCCTGCGTTCCATGTACTGTTGCCACGCTTGGTCTCGCAGCCAAGCTCGGTGAGTGTGTCAGCGATCTCCTGACAGGTGTACCCGAACAAGTACAAGAAGAATATGAGCCGGACAATTTTCGCCTCTTCTTCGTTGATCACGAGGTGCTTATCTTCGTCGTGGTCATAGCCTAGCAATACCGGGGTCAAAAGGATGCCGTGACTGAAGCGCATTTCAATGGAGGCGTTCATAATCGAACTCTTAACATGAGACTCTTCCTGGGCCATTGTGGCCGTGAAGTTCAGGCTCATTTCGGAGTTGTCCTTCAAAGTGAAGATATGTTCCGTCTCGAAGAACACACCAACCGGGGGGCGCTGTGCGTTGAGCATTCTCACGATTGTCACGCAGTCCACGATGTTTCTTGCAAAACGAGAGACGCTCTTTGTGATGATCATGTCAATTTTTCCGGCCTTGCAGTCTGCGATCATCTTATTGAAAGCATCACGCTTGTTGAGCGATGTGCCGGAGATACCTTCATCGGCATAAATCTCAACAAGAGTCCAGTTCTCGTGCCGCCGGACCATGTCCTCGTAGTAGTTCTTTTGAAGTTCGTAGGAGCTGGTCTGCTGGATGTTATCGGTAGAAACACGCACATAGACGGCGACTCTTTTTGCTTCTTCATCGTAAAAGTCCTGTTGCTTCCGGGCCGGAATGACATCAGCGAGATCGGTTGAGAGGCCTCTGTAACGCTCTCTAATTTTCGCTTTTATCTGTTCTTTTGACAGGCCCTTGGTGTCAACTTTTTTCATGAGGCTCACCCCGTTTCTAGTTTCACTTAAAGTATAGAAAAAGTGGCCGAAAAAAGGAAATAACCACAGGTATACAACTATACCTGTGGTTATGATTTTTGAAAAATTATTTAGTTTTTAGAGGCTTTTGACTTTAGGATGGTGCCTTTCATTTCCTTCAACATGCGGATAAGGCTTTCTTTTTCAGCTGAAGAACATCCGTCTAGAATTCCTCTAATTTCATCCTCGTAGACGGCGTTAACTTCAGGAACCGATGTTCTGAGGAGCTTATCGGCAGAAATCTGGAGTGTCTCAGTAATTGCCATGAAAATGTCGATGCCGTACTTAGTTTTGCCGTTCTCAATGTCGCTCAAATGAGAAACAGAAATATCCAGCTTTTCAGCGAGAGTGATCTGGCTCATGCCAATCGCCCGCCTAGCTTTCTGGATGCGTTTGCCTACGGCCTTCAGATCATTTGCCAACTTTACACCTCCCTGCAAACTTGAACTACAGACCATTATATCGCCGATAGTAGAAATTTTTGAATAGCCGATACTAGACAACTTCGCCGATAGTGTGTATAATAGAGAAAAAATCAGCGCGATAGGAGTTGATTAGTACGCCAATTAACTATGAGAGAATCGGACGCAGGGTGCAGCAGCTGAGAAAAGCGAGAGGGCTGTCGCAGGCGGACCTTGCAGATATAACAGAAATGTCCGTTGCATACATAAGTCATATTGAGACCGGGGTGAAGAGAGCGAGCTTAGAGTCAGTGGTTCGTATCGCCAATGCCCTGAATGTCACAGTGGACCAGATCCTGAACGGCAATCAGAAAGGAAACCCGAACGAGTATAAGAGTGAGCTGGGTGTCCTGATTGATGATTGTAATGGATACGAACGAGGGGTCATTCATGACATAGCGGAAGCCGTGAAAAAGAGCCTCCGCAGCCATGCAGATCTGTTCCCCCAGGAGGAGTAGACTGACCTGAGTATAGTGTACCCAGAACAGGCTGGAAGCACAATAAACCAGGGGTAAGAAAATCGCCCCCTGGTTATGCCGAAATGGCCCCTGGGAAAATCATAACTGTTATGATTTGGCCCAAACCATTGACGGAACGGTAACTTTTGATAACAATATTAGCACGGAAAATAGCGGAGGTGTTTATATATGGTCCTATTCACTGGCGATACACATGGCGAGACAATCAAGGTCGTTTCTACCATCAGGCGGCATAAGCTGGGTAGCACTGATGTGGTTGTCATCCTTGGCGATGTGGGCATGAATTATTATGGCAATGACCAGGGAGATAGCTGGCGTAAGCGCAAGCTCAACAGAGAAGGCGTACCGATCCTGTGCATCCATGGTAACCACGAGCGTCGGCCTTCCACGATCGACACCTATAAGACAATTGAATGGCACGGCGGCAAGGTGTATGTCGAGGACGAATTCCCGAATCTGCTGTTTGCAATGGATGGAGAGGTCTACGACTTGGAAGGTCAGAAGGCCATCGCTATTGGCGGAGCCTACTCTGTGGACAAGTTTTACCGCCTTGCGCGGGGCCTGCATTGGTTCCCCGATGAGCAGCCGGACGCGGCCACCAAAGCCCGTGTGGAGGCAAAGCTGGAAGAGCTGGGCTGGGAGGTTGATATTGTGATGTCGCATACCTGCCCCACACGATATGTCCCGATTGAAGCGTTCCTCCCCGGGCTGGATCAGTCGACCGTTGACCACTCTACCGAAGAGTGGCTGGACACCATTGCCGAGCGCCTGAAGTACAAGCGTTGGTACTGTGGCCATTGGCATATTGATAAGGTCGTGGACAAGTTTGTGTTCATGATGCATTGTTTTGAAAGTCTCGACTGAAAGGAGTCTACAGAATGGATGAACAATATTACTGCTTGACCTTGGATGACTATTCGGCACCTTCGTTTACCAGTTTCGGGAAAGCCTACTACGGCACCTTAACGCAGATCAAGGCGTTCATCAGTGGCCTGGAAGCAGACGAAAAACTGCGTGAATCGCATGCAGCGCTGATTACGGCTTTCCATGAATATGAGGCCGGAAACCACGAGGCAACCCACCCCGTGGCGTACCAGACGATCCCTTTGTTGGAGCCAGTTAAGCTGTATGGAACAGTAACCCAGCGCCTTGACAATTATCAGTGGGATCACCTGAATACCTGGCAGTGGCCGTACAAAATGCGGTGTGATGCGGTGGAGAGCCAGCACTTTTGGTTTGCAGCAGAAGGCTACTATGTCCGCTGCGTGACGGCACTGTTTGAAAACCTTTGCTACCAGGGCTTCCGGGACGAATGGTCGCTGTTGGACGGAGCATTTTGGGGCTTCCCCCACATCATTGAGAAGAGCGGAACGCTGGCTTCCAACACCCTGCTCGTCGAAGAAAAACGCTTCCCCCGCCGGAAGGACCTCTTGGCAGATAAGGAAGCGTTCGCCGCAAAGAGGGATGTGGATTTTACTCAATTCTGCAATGACATTTTTGGAGATGGCTAATGAATAGGCGAAGCAGATGGTTCACCGTTGAATCAGTGACCGATTTGAATGGCACCCCAAAAACTGAATATCCGTATGAGGGCTTGCATGGCTTCTTGGGGTATATCCCTCATATTGAAGAAGGGTGCCTGATGGAGATCCATTATCCTTCTGACCCGGTGGTCCGGCTGACTACCACCCGGGTAAAAGAATACAGCCACGATGAGAAAAACCATACCCACACTATTCGTACTAAGAATAGTATTTATGTGCTGAAGGATTACTTCAACCCCGAGGCCCGGAAAAGAGCTACCGCCCATTTCTACATGAAAGCCCGCATCGGAACTGGTCCCTGGGGTGAGAACCCGGACCCTGAAGGACATCTGCTGGCCTATGGGCGGTACCGCACCAAAATCCACGAGCAGGATCTGCCGGATTGGTATATCGGCGGCTACATGTATAAGGGCCACGGGTTCATGTCGGCAAAGGGCGTAAAGGACCTGGTGTATCTCCCTAACTATCTGTTCGACCATCTCTACAAGGACGATTTGCTCTTTGTTTCGTACGAGGAAACCATTACTCCTGTGGAGGAAGAAGGAGGCCGGAAGTGGTATGAAGGCTACGATGAGATCCTCTCCGGCCCGGTGATTGTGTCCTTCGCCCGAGCAGTTGGAGAGTACAGCGAATACGATGTTTCGGACATTCTGGAACAGATGAAGAAGAAAGAAGAGTGGTATCTTGAACACTTCGAGGAATGGAAATGAGGTGGATTTGGCTCCCCAAGCATTGAAGGGACTGACTACCTATGACAGCTTTGTAGATTTCATCCGAAAAAACTCTGACCGGGTATTCCGTTACTGGGTGTATAAGAAATTGTTCACCCCGTATGAACAGGAAAAGCGGTTTATGGATGAGAGCCAATATGAGGACGATTACGCGAACTTTGGCGTTGTCAGTGAGCTAATCCCGCTGCCGGAGAATGACTTCCTCCTTGGTATCGCCCAGGTGTTTGAAAACCTGGCAGATCTGGAAGAGGATCACGCGCATATTGACTACTACAAATTGAGTGAGATTCGTTTGGCCTATTATCCTAACGAACAGGAGGACTTTGAAAATGCCGATCAGTAATGGAACGGAAAAAGCAGAGCCGAAAACCAACTATGAGAGGATCCGTAGCATGTCGCCGCTTCAGATGGCAGACTGGCTGTTTCGCATGAAGGCTTTGTGCGACTGCTGCGCCAAGCAGTACATCTGCGGTATCCCCGAAGATAAAGTGACGGACGAATACTGCCTCGAAAATGTCATTCTGTGGTTAGGCCAGAAGGAGGCAACAAACGATGGAACGAGCAGATAAAATTGAGTACCCCCAACTGCGCTGGCTTGATAGTGTGTATGTGGAGGTAAAACGAAAGGACAAGCTAGTTAAGCGGTGCTTTACTGACCTGACCAATGAGGAGCAAGAGGCATATCTGAGCAGAATGGACTTTGAAGGTGTCAAGGACCTGTGCTTGCTCATGGCCGGGGCGGTGCGTGGCATTGGAGACATCTACGGGCTGTCCTTTGTTGGATTGGAGGAATGATTATGAAGATTATCGACTGGGATCGTAAAGGAAACATGGTGCGCTTCTATCTTGGGGATGATGACTGCACCGATTATCACGGAGACGATTGGAACGATACCCCGTATGATTGCAATGCTGGAACTGTATATCAAGAGTACATCAAAGGTCACAGAGATGTCGTGTTCCCGTTTGATTCTTTGGTGCTTGAACCTTGTGACGGTGAAATGAACTGTCGGTTCTGTAAGGACGATATGGTCGAGGGTATCGTTCCCTGCATTATTGTTGTGCCTGGTCGCCTAGCAGATACCTCTTATGATGACAGTTATCGTTATTGGGCTGGGTGCAAAGGGGTAAAAGCGTACTATTTTAATGACCCGATGGAGCCTAGTGAGGAGATCGAGATTTGTACGGTGATTTGAAGATTGGCTATATCAATGCAGAAAAGAAAAAGAAGGAGGTGCAGCAATGCTGAATTGGTTTTCACCCCAAGAGTACCCGCCCGACCCGTTTGTGTCGGTGTTGGTTTACATGCCTGGTGAGGCACCGTTGCCGACTGTCCATGAGGGCTACATGAGCGACGAGGGTGTGTGGTGGTCCAACGGCGACTTCCGTACCGAGGACGAAATCAAGGGTTGGGCAACCATGCCCCAGTATGAGTATCCCAGCCCCAAACTCTCCCTGGTCATGGAGCGGACGGACTTCCTCAATGGAATGCGGTCTGCCCACAAGCGCGGGTTTGTAGAAGGATATTCGGCCTGCTACGAACAGAAAGAGGTGTTTCAAATGAGTGGCCGATTGGAGCTGGATAAGCTGCCGCAGTTCAAAGAGTCAGAGCTGAAGAACCGCATGGAAGATGTGTTCCAGCTCATCGACGAGGGTAAATCCCCGGTCGTGATCCACATGGAAAGCGGCAAAGACTTCATCGTGTTTGGGTGGGACGACTATTTTGAACGGTTCGGGTGCATCTATACGGATGAGGAAATTGCTGCGATCCGGGAGGCTTGTCGTGCCTACAGGGAGGCAGAATAATGCCGTCCACGAGGAGGTTGACGAGAAGAGATCCTGAACATCCGAATGTTGTTCACACAGAGTGCGAAAACTGCGTCAACCATGGCGAGAAATGCACCGGGTGGGACTGTGCCACTGTGCTGGCAAAGAGGCTGGCGGAGTTTGAGGATCATGGCGTCAACCCAGACCAGATTCGTAAACTTGAAGCTGTAGCACAAAATGCGGCCTTTGTAGTGAACGGGTACGCATTCGTCTGTCAATCTGAGTGCATCCAAGTTACGAACCTCAACAACCTGTCCAAAACAGCAAGCATTACCAGGCTCGGCCAGGTTTTGGATACAAGTATGGATGATATTGAAATCAACATTGCTCTTGCATACTGGAACAAGAATAAGCAGTTTGCGGAGGATTGATAAGGAGGGCTGGAAAATGATTCTCTTTACATCTGACCTGCATTTGGGTCATGCGAACATCATCAAACACTGCGACCGCCCATTTCGGGACGCAGACGAGATGGACGAGTTCCTGATTAAGAAATGGAACGAGAAGGTGTCTAGTAGCGACACAGTACATATTCTTGGAGACTTCATTTTCCGCAGCAAGCGGCCCCCGGAAGAATATCTCTCGGTGTTGAAGGGCAAGAAGCACCTGGTGGTCGGAAATCACGATAAGGCGTGGATGAAGAAGGTGAACCTGGAGGACTGGTTTGAGAGCGTGGAAATGATGCGTTTTATGACCGATGGCCAGCGGAAGCTCACCCTTTGTCACTACCCAATGATGTCCTGGCCGTTCTCGAACCATGGAGGCTACATGGTTTACGGACACATCCACGATGACACTCGAATGGACTATTGGCCCATGATCGAAAGAAACCCGCTGATGCTGAACGCCGGAGCGGACATCAACGGGTTTGCACCAGTTACCTTTGAGGAAATGGTGGAGAACAATTTGGAGCATCGCGCAAGAGTGGCAATGCAGCGTGTGTGCGAAGGGGCGGTGTAGGCGTATGCTTAACTGGGACTTGATAGCCACGAAACTGAGTGAATCCCGGCCCGGTCACACAGGAAAATTCAGAGTGTTGATTTACTCTAGAATGTCGATGGTGAGCGGTCAGGAATCGGTAGCTGCAACGCATGTAAAATGGATGCAGATGGCAGTAAACAGGGACAGCAGATTTGCTGTGCAGAAGGTCTACCAGGATTTCGGTGTGACTGCGAGAGACAGCTCGAAAATGCTGGGTTACCAGAAAGTGTTGGCAGAGTGCCAAGCGGGCAATGCCGATCTTGTTATGGTGTTCGACCTTTCCAGGCTCGGCAAGACCTATGATGATTTCATGGCAAATGTGGAACCGATCAGCCAATGCGACCCGGAAATAGGAGTCCTCATTCTTCACGATCAGGTGTTCTGCCTGGGAAGCCAAGCCCACGAATGGGCAAAGAAAATGGCAAGGGGCGATTATTCCTCTTGCCAGTTACCATATTATGTGGGAAGATTGGATTCCAAGAAATAAAAAAGTAGCGGTCCCCCCGCTAAGAAAACCGCTACTTTACACCCCGAAAAGGTGAGCCAGGAGTTACCCGACCACAGTGATTGTATCAAGAATTGATATCAAAATCAAGAATGACAAGCGCGGGGCAAACAAAAAGAAAAGTCACAGCTCTGTGGCGGCAGGTCCCGCTTCCAGTTCTGTGACTTTCTTCTATTATAGGCTTTGCTGTTTTCAGGCTTCCGGGTGACGGGGTTCAGCTCGCCCCAGGTTTGCCGTTTGGCCTGGTCGATCTTGCGCTTTTCCTTCTTGGACAGCTTTTCGTAGGGAATGAATTTTTCCATAATTCTGCCTCCTTGTATTTGATTCTGGGTATAGTATATCAGACTTCAGCGGTGAAGTAATCAATAATTTGTAAATCTGGAGGCCTTATGCGGTGACCTCCAGACCGTTCTGGAACTTGAACACCAAACGCCCATCGTGGTAGGCGGTGGCCTTTTCAATGGTGGCCAGCCAAAGGTGATCGTCAAACTCCTCCAGGGGTTCTTCTCTTTCCATCAGCTCGAAGAGGAAACCGCCGATCAGAGTGGCTTTGTTCGTGCGCTCCAATCGCTGCTGTTCCATTTCTTGCAGCCGCTTCGATGCGCTTTCGTACCGCCGCATAAGGCTCTCGTAGCGGTCTGCGTAGTCGACCTGGTCGAGGGCAGTGTTTGCATTCTGCTCGATACACTTTCTCAAAAGGCCTGCCACAATGGTCATCTCATCCGCAAGGCTCTGCATATCCGCATCGATTTGGTCGCAGTTGGTCAGGGCCTTTTGCATTACGATGGCGTCTGCAATGAGCGCCTCCCGGTCGGCAAAAACGCTGTTGTAGGCAGTTAGGAATCGGGCCTTAACATCTGCCTCATCCAATGTGGGGGTGCTGCACTGGTGGCCATCGTCGAACTTACTGTTACAGCGCCAGATCACCTTGCGGTATTTGCTGTTGGAGTGCCACACCTTCGAACCGTAGTAGTCTCCGCAGTCGCCGCAGACAATGCGGGCCGCGAGGACACTCTGGCAACTGTAGCGCCTGCCCAGGGACTTGCGGCGCTGGAACTCTGCCTGCACCGCATCGAACTCATCTGGGGCAACAATCGCCGGGTGACTGTTCTCGACATAGTATTGCGGGACCTCCCCCTCGTTGACTTTCTGCTTTTTGGTCAAGAAGTCGACCGTGTACCGCTTCTGGAGAAGGGCATCGCCTTTGTACTTCTCATTGGTGAGAATGCTTTCGATGGTGGTCGGCGACCACTTGGTTCTACCCGAGGGGGTGGGAATCCGCTCATCGGTGAGGATTTTTGCGATGGAGCAAGGCGTTTTTCCGGCCATGAATAGGCGGTAAATTCGCAGCACCAATTCTGCTTCTTCCGGCACAATTTCAGGCAGGTCGTTGGCACCCTTGCGGTAGCCGAGGAACCGTTTGTAAGGAAGGGATACCTTTCCGTCTGCAAAGCGTTTGCGCATGCCCCAGGTGACATTCTCAGAAATGGAGCGGCTCTCCTCCTGGGCAAGGCTGGACATGATGGTGATGAGCAGTTCGCCCTTGGAGTCGAGGGTCCAGATGTTTTCCTTCTCGAAGTACACCTCGACACCTGCATCTTTCAGCTTTCTAACGGTGGTCAAGCTGTCGACCGTATTTCGGGCAAAGCGGCTGACCGACTTGGTTACGATCAAGTCAATCCGTCCGGCCAGGGCATCGTCAACCATCTGGTTAAAGCCGTCGCGGCGTTTGGTGCTGGTACCAGAGATACCTTCGTCCGTGTAGACCTTCACAAATTCCCAGTCGGAATGGTTCTTAATGTACTGGGTGTAGTAGTCGATCTGGGCCTCGTAGCTGGTGAACTGCTCGTCGCTGTCGGTCGACACGCGGGCGTAGCCTGCGGTGCGGCGCTTGTGCTGGATCGACGCGGGCATGTGATTGATAGGGTTAACGGTCGAGGGAATGACCGTCACCTGCCGGACTGCTCTTGCCATGGTTAGTCACCCCTCGCTGCTTTCATAATCTGCATGAGCAGTTTGAGCTGCTTAACCTGGGAGCCGTCAGCGTACTCAATGGTTGCTCCGGCTTCCTCCAGTTTGGTGAGCAGCTTGTGGTGCGGCAGAGGGCTGCGGGAGAGCATGGAAGGGCTGGGAATCACAACCACAGTGTACTTGCCCTCCCGAGCGCCCTGGATCAGCTTGGCGAGGCCGATGCGCTTAGACAGCCGAGCGGAGGAAGCAATGTCGCTGTGGATGCAAACCAGTTCCCAGTCGGGGTGATCATCGACATACTTCTTCATAGTTTTGATATGGTGAGCCAGGATATCCTGGTTCTCATTGGCAATCCGAATGTACACTGCCACTTTCTTTTTTGCGGAACTTTCCATCTGGGTACCTCCTTAATGGTTCTTGTTGAAGTGCGGTTTGGCGGGCTGACTCTCTCATTTCCTGGGTCCAGCTCTCAGCCCTGGAGCGGTCTGGCCAGGTAGCCTCGGCAGTGTTGCCGTCGTGGAAAATGTAGGTCAGGGCATTGTGTTCCCCAACATGGATCTCCTTGACCCTTGCAAGGAATATCTCTGGGTCGAAGGCCGGAAGCCCAAGTACTTCTGCGGTAACCTCCATGAGCGTTTCTTCGGGGATCTGCTTTGAGGTGGGGCAAAATTCTTTCCCCCGGGTATTGAAGGTGGAGCAGATCCAAACCGGGCCGCGGCTTACGGGTTTCCGGCGGTAACGCTTCCCACAGCACTGGCAGATCAGCTTGCTGGTGAAGGGGTATACCGTGGGCCTCCTGGAGTTGTGGGCGTATTTTTTGGCCCGCTCTTTTCTCTCCATCTGTACCTCTTGGAATTCCTCCATGGGGATGATTGCGTCGTGAGATCCTTCCGCGTGGTACATGGGAAGCTGCCCGGTGTTAATGCAGGACTTCTTGCTGATGTGGTCTTTGATATAAGTCTTTTGCAAGAGCAGGTTGCCGGTGTAGGAGTAATTGCAGATCAGCCGCCGAACGGACTGCTGGAGCCAGATGCTGCCCTTGCGGGTGCGGATCCCGGCCTGGTTCAGGCGCTTGGCGATGGTGTAAAAACCCAGCCCCTCGCGGTACCAGGCGAAGACCTGGCGAACAACTTCGGCTTCCTCTTCCAAAGGCACATACACGCTGTCCTCAATTCGGTAGCCGAGAATTGTACCGTTCCAAGGCAGGCCGGATTTGAAGTTTGCCCGGATGCGCCATTTCTGGTTTTCACTGGCGGAGCGGCTTTCCTCTTGCGCGTAGGAAGCCAGGATGGTCATCATCAGCTCACCGTCCGCGCTCATGGTGTGAATGTTCTGTTCCTCAAAGAACACATCCACACCCAGGTTTTTCAGCTCTCGAACCGTGGACAACAAGGTCACAGTATTGCGGGCAAAACGGGAAATGCTCTTGGTGATTACCAGGTCGATTTTTCCGGCGCGGCAATCCTCAACCAGACGGAGAAAATTGTCGCGGTTGTCCTTGGTGCCAGTGAGGGCTTCGTCGGCGTAAACACCTACATACTGCCAACCGCCGTGGCTCTGGATAAGCTGGCTGTAGTAGCTCACCTGCGCAGAAAGGGAATGCAGCATCGCGTCCTTGCCGCTGGATACTCGTGCATAAGCGGCTACCCGGGTCAGTTTGGGAATGGCTGCTGCGGGGAATTTTACCTGGCGAATAATGCGGTTCATGGTTTCACCTCCCTTTGGTTAGTCGACATATTACCTCTGAACTCCGATAATAGCCAGTTATTTATCGGAAAATAGTAGACGATGTTACACCGTATTTTTTGGTCATAATTGTATCAATTATTGCGTACTCTTCAGTGGAAATCACATGTTTTGACAGCATTTCGTTGGCAATCGACATGGCAGCTCGATACCTCTCAATGCGGCTTCTCAGATCCTCATCCACGGTTTGCACCTCCCGTCCGGGATGCCTGGTAGCATGCCGGGGAACAGAACTTTCGGCCTGCATCGCCATAGCTGTCGAACTCTTTACCGCACTGCTGACAGCGTTTGTGGTAGAAAGCCTGTCTGTTCATCTTGTCCCGGTTGTCCTTCCACCAGGCCATGCGGCACTGATCAGAGCAATACAGCTTCTGCCGCTTATGCGGGGTCTGCTCGATACGCTTGCCACAGAAGCGGCATGTTGGTTCGACCACTTCAGCCAGAACCACAGGGTTGCGGCGGCAGAAGGTTTTCACAGAATTGAGCGGCAGGCCCGTCACGGTAGCAATCCGCTTATAGCCCAGGCCCTCGCGCTGCATCTTCATGATTTGGGCGCGTTCGGTGTCAGTCATAAGCACCCTCCTTTCTGAGGGTACACATCACCCCTCACTGTTAGGCCACGGGAAGGGGCGTTTGGGGGGGTCCAAAAAGAAAAAATAAGCCATAAACCACACAATCACCGATCTGGATATTTGTGTAGTTTATGGCTCGGATATAACTTGCTATTTTGGCCTTTCAGAGCGAATATGTGTACTACCAAAAGGGTGAACACCCAACTCAAGGAGGACAAAGCAATGACAAGATTTGAAAGAGAACTGAACGGTAGCCTGGGCGCTTACTGGAAGGCAGAGGCAGAGAAGGAGCTGGCAAGGGTCAAGGCAGACCTGGACGCAGGTAAGATCACCATCGACGAGAACGGCATCGCCCGGAACTGCATCGGTCGGATCCTGATGGCGGACATGCTGGAGAAGCTGGCCATGATCACCGACCAGGTTGACACCGAGGCAACCACCGCCGCCAGGGAGGCCGAAGTTGCAAAGGAGCTGGCAGAGTACCGCAACAGAAAACGCAGCCACAGCCGCGAAGAGCTGGCCCAGATGCGGGCAGCATTCGGCCCCGGGGCAACGGTGGTCGATGTCCTTTCCGGCGAGAAGATTAGGCTGTAACCTCCCCACAAATACAAAAAGCCCACCGAGCGAAATTGCTCAGTGGGCTTAAATGCTGTTTATCTTCTGGCCTTGCGAGTGCTGTAGTTTTCGATGTGCTTGCCGCAATGGCCGATAATAATTTTATCCGCGATACTGGGATCGTAGGCAAAGTAAATGCGGACAAATCTGGGGTCAGACTCCCTGACGCCACTTTTAATGTGTGCTTCGATGTCGATTTCCTGTCCGTCGTAGGTATCAACATACTGCCGCATCAACTTGGCATCAACACGCGTCTGGTGGCCTTCGCCGCGGGCTACATCCCAGCCAGTCTTGTTTTTGAACTCAGTGTAAGCCTGGGCGGGGTTGGATTTAACCAGGTCAAAGAGGTCAGTGGCGATGTGATAGAAGATTTCCCACAGCACCTCGCTCTTGGTTTCGCAGTCGTCCATGGAGCGGTATGCGCGTTCTGTGAATGCGATGCGCTCGGGGTATACAGTCTCAAAATACCGGGCGATGGAATGCGGTGTGTTGGGGTATTCAGCTATGCTGCGAACCTGCCGGGTGGCGGCTTCAATCTGCCCCACCTGATTAGCACGGTCCCGATACATCTCAACCTGGACTCCGAGGTTGTAATTCTCAGTTTTGAGGCGGTCATTCTCTTCTTGCAGCGCTCGGTTTGCTCGTTCGGCGGCTTCACGCTTGTCGGACTCCTCCAGGAAAGCGGAGGCTGCTTCATCTGCCTCACCTTGGCTCTGGGCGCGGATGCGGGCTATTTTGGCTTGGTGCAGGTCCGCTTCTAGCAAAGCTCTGCAATCGTCCATACGGAACAGGCTCTCGTAGAAGTGGACATCCTGGGCCATGGCTCTGCGGAACAGGTCAAGGACTTTCTCCTCGCCGTGTTCCTCAATAAACCGGGCAGACAGGAAGCGATGGCGGCTAGGATCGGATTCGTCACCGACTTTGACATTCGGGCGGTATACACGAATGGCACCGCCGGAGCAGAGGTAGTTGCTGTTGCCCATGTAGTTCATTTCCCGGGTATAATCCAGGGAATCAGCGTAGAAAACAATAGCGTTGCATGCCACGCTGCATGCTACTTTGGTAGGGTCGACCAGAACCTGGGCTTCGTCAGAATCCTCTGCCAAGCGCCGGGGGCTAATGTAAATCAGAGGAACCTCTCGCTCGGCATCAAGCAGGGCCTTCTCAAACACAGGGTAGTCACCCGGGTTGAGCTTAGTGGCGGTGAGCGCGATTGGGCTGGAGCCTACGCTACACACAAGCTCCGTGTCCTCCAGTATTGTCCGTATAACACGGGGAACTGAGGGAGGCGGAGCGGGCATGCAGAAACCAATGAACCCGGCCATGTCGCTGTATGTGACAACATAGGATATTTCTGCTGAG